GCTGCTGGCTGCGCTGCCCTCGTAGAGGACGGTACAACCTGGTCAGCACGGCTTGGCGGTCGCGACTCAGCACTTGGTTGTCGTGACTGCACAAAGGAGTTGAAGAAGTTGGCGATGCGCCATGCATCGAGCTTTTCGTAAGCGTCGTCAAAGAGTTCCTGCCTGGGGCGACCTGTATACGGGTCAAGCCCTGATAGGTAGTTCAGGAAGTCCTGATCGGTGTTCAGCTGTTCCCACTGCGGAGCGTCTCGGTTCAGTGATTCAAAGAACGCCTGACGTGCGACCTTGCGCTGCGCCTCCGTGACCTGTTCAAGCTGCTTCTTGACATCCCCATCTACGCCATTCGCGCTCTTTGCAGCGCGCTTGACCATGTCGATGAACTCCGCTCCGTACGTCTCAACCTCTTCAGGCTTGATGCCGTCATTGGTCGCAGGGGCTGACTCAAGCGATGCGATCTTCTGCTCTGCAGTGGACAGCTGATCACGCAGTTCGCGGATCGTCTGTGCCATGCGCGGCATCTCTTTCGCAAGACGACCTTCAGCCACATTGGCGCGTTGCTTCCAGTGGTCAAGATCGCCGCTCTCATCGGCGGGTTTATCGGCAGGCAGCTGATCCGTTTTCGCGGGGTCCACAGGCGGAGCGCTATCGACGGGTTCAGTCGGTTGGGTTTTTGTCTTTTCAGCAGGTGCTGGTTCGACGGCTGGTGCTGGAGCCGGTGGTGTGGTGCCATCCGGAGTTCCATACGCTTGTTGGTACGCTTGTTCCGCAAGCTCGGCTTGCTTCTCAACTGCTCTTGGTAGTCGTGACATTAAATTTCCTCTGAGCCATGTCCTACGCGCAAGAGAGCCTCAACGGAGTCTCTGCCTACGTGACCGGAGTTCAGGGCGGGTTGATGCCGGTTTCCCGGCGGGTTATCTGCGTTCGTCAGAACACAGCTTTATCAGGTCGGAAAGCGCGAGGCAGTAGCCCTGCAGCTTGTGAGCCTGAACTGCGGCGGTTGCCGCTTCCAGGTCATCTCGCTTCGCTTCCCGCTCCTGAATGAGGTACTGCACGAAGTGTTGAAAGTCTGAGTCCCGTCTCAGGCGTTCAATTACTTCGCGCTGTTTTGGTGTGATCACTTCTTGAAGGACGAGCGCTGCCAGGACATCTTGTCCCAGTGTTGGGGCATCGGCTGGACCAAGCCGCCGTTTGCCATGCCGGTGCTGTAACCGGCTTCCTTCTTGCGGCGCTCGATCTCTTCGTCAGACAGCTGGTTCATGGGAACCGGAGCGGCAGTGTCATCGCCACCCAGGCGTTCCAAGCCGTCCTTCTTCATGCTGCCACCCGTCAGAACAGATGCCAGCAGCTCGTCTTGTTTTTCGGCTCGCTTGACGCTGTCCTGGTAGCGCTTGGTAGCCAGAGCGCCCTGCCCTGCTCCAACAACAAATGATGCGAACTTGCCCATGTGATCTCCTATTGCAGCATCGGAGGCTGCGGTTGTTGCGTTGGCTGCACCTGAGCCTGTTCGGCTGCAGCTGCTGTCGCCTCCTGCTGCGCGCGCTGAGCCATCAGAATCTCATCTGGCTTAGGCACGATCTTGTCGACATCGATGTTCAGTGACTTGGCGGTCTCGCGCAGAAGCTCTGCACGACCAGCAGGTCCGATGATCTGCATGTCAAACGGGTTGGCAGTCAGCTGCATGAACTCATTGCGGCGCTGCTGCTGGGTCTCCTTCAGGAGCGTCCCCACGATTCCAGAGGCGACGATCTGCATGTCACCCTTGATGCTCACGTCGTCGTCATAGATCATCAAGTGATCGTAGAAGCGAGTGAGCATTTCGGACGTTGCTTTGTCCAGGCTCAGGATCGCTTGCTTGATGCCCTTGGCTGCGTTCTCCATCAGCATGCTCAAGCCGCTTGCGGTGCGCCCTGCCCCGCTGACGTTGCTGCTGCCGTAGACATAGTTCGGAACACCAGTGACTTCGTCTGCCACCTTCTGAAAATACTGAAGGACGTTCATCAACGTCTCAGCATTCATGTTCGGCTGGAAGAAGCGAACGGCAGGTTGCCCACCGCCTGTTCGATCAGACGTGGTCTGCCAAACCTTCCAGGGGTACATCGAGGTCAGGGGCTCGCCATCAGGCAGTCGGTCAATACTGACCTCAACCTGGGGACCTGATGCGATGCCCATGTTGTTCGCTAGGGCGCGGGCGGCACCATTGCAGATGATCTGCGTGTCGCGCATCACCTCTGGCAATGCCATGCCCCAGAACGCGCCAGGGATGTTCTCCCAGGCTGCTTTGCTGTAGGGGCGGCGTCCCAGTGGGTCGGGGTTCTTGATCGCCTTGATGGTGTGCGCGCCGACCTTCCAGCAGTTGACCTCGTACTCGACGCTATCTTCAACGCCGCTCATTCCCCACTCGCGCAGCATGTAGCCAGAGGCTGATCCCCAAAACTCAACTGCCTCGATGATCTCGGTGCCGATGAGCGTGTTGTTCCTGCCCTCCAGGAGATGGCGCTCGGAGTCGCCCTGCTCCATATTGCGCAAACCGCCGCGCCCATACTGCTCAAGGGCTGCGCGGATGGCGTCATCGTTGTAGCCGGGGACGCCAATCAGCTTGGACAGCGAAGCCCGCGTGAGTTGGTGGCGCTGAATGAAGTACCCATCCTGCGGCGTCACTGCATTGGGAGATGGGAAGCAGTCATACGGCGATACACGCTCGAATGACTCGCCGATGTCTTCAAAGACTTCAGGCTTCCAGCCCTTTGCCCAGCGCAGCTGGCGCTTTTGCTTGATGACTGGACCCTTGATCACGCAGGACGGGAAGGTCACAAAGTCGTAGATCACCTCCGACATCGTGTCGGACCAACGCGCCTCGGTCAGCTTGTCCAACATCCGGCGCTCCATGTTGGAGGCGGCGTTCTTGGCAAGCTCATTCATGCGCTTGGTGACCGTGTCGTACAACTCCTTCATGCGGGCATTGATCGCGCGAGGATCAATCGCCATGCCTTGCTGCGAGACGACGTCGGCTTCCATCACGACGGTCTCGATGATCCCCTCGCGCATCTCGCTCGGTAGCGTGGGCTCAGCGGTGGGCTGCAGACTCCAGCTGGAGCCGGTGCCGGACAACAAGACGTCCTTGATCCAAGACTCGGCTGCACGGCACTTGATGTCCGTGAGCATCATGTAGATGTCGGAGCCGCCCGTCTGGCGAATCAGCGCAAGCTTGTCGGGGTCGTACTCGCCACGGCGCTGGCGCTCGCAGCGAAGCAGGCGTTCAGTGATGTCAGCTTTGGCAGACTTGGCTTCGGTGTAGCAGCGGTCGATGTAGGCGCTCAGGGACAGAACAGCAGGTTCTTCCTTGATCTGCTCCTTCTCGACGTCGCGCCGCAACCTCAGTGATTCAAGTGCCATGTCGATTCCTTAGACCCAACCCGCAGCTACCGGGTGGTTGTGTACTGTTTTTGCGCGGACAGGGTTCATCTCGGACCTCATCTGAAGACACCCGTATTGCAAGGCGTCGTGTATGTGTGAAAACTTGTCCTTCACCGGGCGGTCTCTATATCGCGCAGAGCCAGACACTCGAAGTCGCTCGAAGCGGTAGCCGCCGTTGAACCCCTTGCGCAGCATCTTGCAGCTGGGGTCCAGGACAAACCCAGGCTCTCCGCCAGACATCCGCTGCAGGAAGTAAGCAACGGACTCGCGTCGAGCCACAAATTCATTGGTCGGAGCGGGCTCGCAAAGAATCCCAAGCTCCATCAGTTCCTGCATGCAAGTCTTCTCATCGGTCTGGCTGCGCATGTTCCCCGCAGGGTCGCCAACTGCTTCGACTCGATGCTTGGAGTACTCGCCTCGGATAACCGGGCGAACAACCTCGGAGTAGAACTGCCGGATACCCATGTCCTCGGAGACCAATTCCTTGAGCACCAACAGCTGTCCGCGACTGTTCATCTGCAGGAAGGCGCATGCTGGTGTTAGACCAAAGTCAAAGCTCAGCAAGATCGGCATCCCTTGCACCGGGGTGAGCGCCATCTCCGAGTAGTGGACCTTCTCGTTCCACTCCGGGTAGACGGGCTTGCCGTCCATCGTCGTGCCGTACTGCCCCAGCAGGAAGACCCTGATCCAGTCTTCGGTCTTGCCGTACAGCTGGTTCAGGTAGTACTGATACCCCAGGCTGTGGTTCTGGATGTTCTCAGCCCGTGGGTTTGGTATGTACCGCTGATACGTGGGCGACTTGGGGTCCATGTCCTGGATCAAGCCACCGGGCTGCTTGAAGAACCGGAAAATTTCCGGGCGCTCTTCTTCAGCCAGTTTGTACCACCAGGAGTCATCGTCCGGTGGGTTGGTGTCCATGATCACGCCAGTCCAGCTGGGACCGCCGTTGCGCTTGGACGGGAAGCGACCAACACGCTGAGTCAGCATGTCGAGTACCGCCTTCTCCATCTCGCTGGCTTCGTTCATCCAGCCGCCAGTCAACTCCAAGGACCTCAGCTTGCCGACATCGTCAGGGCGATCCAGCGCCATGAAGATGACCTCAAGCTCAAGTCCCGTTCCATCTCCGATGTCAGAGATGTTGATGTTCGACGTGATGGGTGTGTCCCACTTCATCACCGCCAAATCCTGATACCAGTCCATCCACGTCTTAATCGTGGTCGACTTCAGTTCAGGGTATGTGTTTCGGCAGATCGCCCAGCGTGAGCGCCTGATGCCGTCAGGTCCTGGCATCTGCTCCAGGGCGCGCGACAACACCTCGAAGCAGCATGCGGTCGACTTACCCGATCCAACCGGACCCATCAGACCGCGCACAAACGAGTTGTCTTGATGGAAGGCTTCAGTTATCGGACCGGGGGCTTGGTAGTTGACGTTCATCAGGTGGTATTACCTTGGGCGGTCTTCGACTGATCCGCTCCAGTTGTTGTGCAGCCCGCATCTGAGAGCAGGCTTGGGTGATCCATTGGTAGATGTTCCCGTCGGTCTTTGGGTCGTAGACCGGGTACTTCGGGATTACATCAACCGGACCTCGGCGGACCTCCGCTTGACGAGTCCGGGGAGAACTTTCCCGCCGCCACGGGTCCAGAGCATCAACTGCTCCTTCGCCCCCTCCCAGTCCTTCGCGATGATCTTTCGCTTCAGGGTGGACGTTTGAAGCCTGCCCACGCCCAGGTTGTAGGCGAAGTCCACTATCGCTGCCAGACGTCCCGGCTTTTCTTGCAGCAGATTTGGGCATTGGCGCAGGACTCCAGGAAGGTACGTGTGATTCAGTTCAAACAGCAACAGCTGTTCAGCTTGCTCCTTGCTCATCGGCGGATGAGACAGTTCAACCTTGTTGCCGTTCTGGTAGTAAGTCGACCCGTACCCAATCGTTGGAACGCCAGCCGGACACAGATAAGGCTTTGCCCGGAACCCCTCGAACACCTTGCAGAGGTCGGCGGCGATTTGCACCACCTCCTGCATCAGAGCCCTCGCTTGGCAAGGGTGCGGTCGAGGAACCAGTAATTGATGGTTCCGGAGACCAGCGCACTCATGTCAGCGGTCATCATGGTCTTGAAGACAGCCTCGGGCGGCGCGCCGTTGATCCATGCGTTCCAGGCAAACCAGACGTGGATAAACGACCAGATGAACAGCACCCAGTAGGTCACCACCGGGCGGACGCTGGCAGACAGTGAAGCCACCCACCCGCCTGCAGCTTTGACCATCTCGGTCTGCTGATTGATCGCCGCGTTGAACGCAGCCATCGCGCCAACATCAATGGCAGCTTCACGCTGTGCGCCGATCTCGGCGAGCTTCTGCACACCACGCTGAGCCTCCAGGTCGCACTGGCGCTGAAACATCAGCAGTTCATGGGCGCGCTCGTTCTTTTTGTCGAGCCACTTCAGGATTTCAGGCGCGAGGCGGAAAATGCCGCCAAAGATCGATCCCAGTAAACCGCCGCTCAGAAGATCAAACATTCTTTTCCTCCTCAGTGCAGCTTGACTTGGTCCGCCGCTCGCTCAAAAGACTCGATCAGCAGGGCTGCAAGTCGCTCCAAATCCTTGCCGGAGCCCATTTCACGCAGGTCAACGTCCACTTCAAAGCGGTGAACAGCGCCATACAGGCTCACATGACCCGAAATCGTGACCAGGAAAGGGGCAATCGCCTCCATTTCAGGGCTCTTGTAGCCCACATCCACGTATTTCAGGGGCTCAAACTGCCTCAAGTAGCCCTCAAGCTCACGGTCAACCATGCCATCCTCCAAAAATTTCTGCGAAATCGCGCATTCCCCCCTCCCCCAGGGGGTGTCGTGGTCCGCATGGGGGGTGCGACGCGCAAAAAAAGCGTCTCCTGCGTGTGAGGGTGGGTATGTGGTGGGTCCCAACCCCGCCGCCTCGCGCGCCCGCGGGTCCGCGCGGGGGTGCGCGCGACTCCGCGCGCGTCGACGGGCGCGTTTACGCCCTGTCCGACAGCTGTTGCCGCTGTTCGCCCTGGTGGTCGTCGACCGGACTATCTGTCCGGACCACTCACCAGCACTGGCGCGGGGTTGCAGTCGATTGTGGGCGGCTGGCTGTGGGAGGACCTGATCCCGATGTTGAAGATGACGTTCGTTTTCGCCGTGTCGGCTTGGTAGTCGCCCCACTTCGTCGGCTTCAGCTTGGCTGCGACCCACTTCCTGGCGTCCACGCGCAGCCGTGCAGCCTGGATTTCCTCCATGCTCCCCGAGGCGGCTTCGTCGGCGATGTCGACGATCTCGTCTGCCAGGGAGTCAGCGCGGTCGTCGTGCGCGCGGGCGTACCGCTCCCGGAAGTCCTTCCTTTCCCGCAACCACCGATAGACAGTGTCGAGCCCACGATGCTCCAGCCTGCAGTAGCTGCGCAGTGATCTTCCCTCTGCGATCCAGGCGCAGATGCGATCAGCCTCTTCCTCTGTGTACTCGCTTGGTCTGCCCATGACAGCTGTTTGAGGGCTGTTGTCTCCCTCTGCGCTTGTGACAGCTGTTGCCTGCTGTTGTGCCAGCTGTAGCTGCTCATGGGCGTTTTTCTCGGCGAGGGCGACCTCCTGCAGCACCTGATCCCTTGCGGCGTCTTTCTGCTGGCGCCTCCTCTCTGCTGCCTTCTTCCTGGCTGCTTCGCGCTCCTGGCGTTCTTGCTCTTCGTTCACAGTGCTTGCTCCCATGCGCTGTCGTCTTCATTGATGGGGCTTCCGCTGAGGAATGCCCAGGCGTAAACGACAACGTGCAGGGTTCCGAATGCGTACATGGCGATCTCAGCGCTCATCACTTCTTCGCCGCCTTCTTGCGCTTGAGCGGGTGAGCGGGTTTCACCTTGGGGATCACCTTGGG